AAAATAATAATATAATATAATATTATCAATATGGAATTAGCCATACCGTTATTAGCATTAGGAGGAATGTATGTAATATCAAATCAAAATTCTTCTTCTTCAACAAATAATCCAAATAACATGACTAAAAAAAAAAATTTCAATGCCAAAGAATCCGTTCGAGAGAATTTCGAAACTGCTGGAAGAATGCGCAATTATTTACCGAATACAGATATTCCTCCTCAAAATTATCCTGTGACAAATCGTAAAGAATTAGTAAATACAGTTCAAGAATATGTAAATCCCAATACAGCAACTGACCGTTATTTTGATCAAAATGCATATCAAAATCGTTCTAATGCTGGTAAACCAGTAGGTAATACTCCTCAAGAGATTTATTCTTTAACCGGAAATTATCTTGATTCACAACAATTTAAGCATAATAACATGGTTCCTTTTTATGGAGGAAAAATCAAAGGGTATACTTATGATACCAATATCGCAGAATCTGTTTTAGATAATATGAATGGTTCCGGTTCTCAAGTCATTAAGAAGATTGAACAAGCACCTCTTTTTAAACCGGAAGAAAACGTTCAATGGGCATATGGTGCACCTAATCAAAGTGATTTCTTTCAATCTCGTGTAAACCCCGGTATGAAAAACAATAATGTCAAGCCTTTTGAAACGGTTAATGTTGGTCCAGGTTTAGGAAAAGGATTTACCACAAGTGGTTCTGGAGGATATAATTCTGGTATGGAAGACCGTAATGCCTGGCTTCCTAAAACGGTTGATGAATTACGTGTTGATACGAATCCAAAATTAGAATATAGTTTAGTAGGTCATCAAGGTCCTGCCGAAGGGATTGTAAAAAATGTAGGAATCCAAGGTTTAGTAGAAAAACAAAGACCAGATACTTTCTTTATTAATACCCAAGACCGTTGGCTTACTACTACTGGAGCAGAAAAAGGTGAAACTTTACGTCCCATTCAAGAATTGGGTGTGATCCGTCGTGACGATTGTATGAGTAATTATGTTGGTCCTGCTGCTAATCAAGACCGTCAGGTAGGTCGCGCTCCAACTGAATTTGAACACAGTAAACGCCATCAATTTGGAGCAAAAGATGTACCGATTTCTTGCGCTGTTGGTCGTGGTCCTATTACCGATGGAGATGTAAGAATCCAGAGTTTTACGAATTATACAAATAATCGTATGTCTGTAAAACAACCTGATACAATGCGAAGTGGTTTTAGTGGTGCAATAGGTGCAGCGATTGCGCCGATCTTAGATGTTTTCCGTCCTACACGTAAAGAAGAAATATCACATAATGTACGTATTTATGGAGATGCAACTTCGAATGTGAAAGGAAATTATGTCATTAATATGAATGATACAACTCCGACTACCGTAAAAGAAACCACTCTTTATTCACCTGAATTTTTCATTAATAATCAAAAAGAAGGAATTTATGTTAATAATTATACTCCTATGGATTTAACCCAGAGAGATACAACAAGTTGTCCTGTAATGGGTAACGTGGGAGGGGCTTCGAATCAATATGGTGATATGTTATACGAGGCGGATTATCGTCAAACAAACAATGATATTAAATCATCTACCATTTATAATCAACCTAATCCTGGAGGAACACAGATTTTTAATCAACAAATGAATGTGAATATTGCGCGTAATGATGTATCCATGGACGATGGACGTTGGTTTACGCCTAATTCCATTACTCCAATGCCTCCTTCCAAGGAAAATTATGGAAAAATTACTATGCCTCAATACTACAATGAATGTATTGGATGTGAAAGAATTGACCCAAATCTTTTGGACGCATTCCGTTCGAATCCATATACCCATAGTTTGACTACTTCCGTTTAAGGGAACCTACGGTTCCCCTATGACCCCTCCCTTTGCCCTTCGGGGATGGATATTATTGCCTAACTCGGCACGCGAGTCTCTACAAAATAGTGGACAATGATATTATGTTACGCACAATATAATTGTAGAAATTATTGTAGAGCCCGCGCCGAGTTAAAAAGATAAACTGTCATCAGGGGGTCGTAGGGGGGATGTATATCCCCCTACCGCGGAACAATAATGATTTAAAAATACCTTTCTTCTTATAATAAAGTCATCTTTTTATTTTATTATAATGAATAGCATAAATACAAACAATACAACAAATACAAATCATACCCTCATCGAACCAAAACCAATTCTCTCCATTCATGAAAATATCAAGGAAAAACTCGATTATTTTATTTCGATTCAAAAAATACCCAACATCATTTTTCACGGATCTCCCGGAAGTGGAAAAAAAACATTGTTAACCGGTTTCATTGAACAAATTTATCAAGGAAATAGAATCAAAATGAAACAATATACCATGTATGTGAATTGTGCTTATGGAAAAGGGATTAAATTTATTCGCGAAGAATTGAAATTTTTCGCCAAAACCAATATTCAAGAAAATATATTCAAATGTATTGTATTACTCAATGCGGATAAATTAACGGTTGATGCTCAGTCCGCACTACGTAGATGTATTGAATTATTTAATCATAATACTCGATTTTTCATTATTATTGAAGATAAATATAAATTATTGAAACCGATTTTATCCCGTTTTTGCGAGATTTATGTTCCACAACCGATACTTCATAATGAAGAAATAAATTTACATCAATATCATTTGAAAAATAATGAAATAGAAAAAATAGATAAAAAAGAAACGAATTTACATTCTCTTGAATCCCTGAAAAAACAACTCAAACAAATTTCTACCAAAAAAAAGAAGGACGAATTGAAAACCAAAGATTTGATTCTTTTTTCAGGACAATTTTACGAGAAGGGATATAGTGGTTTAGATATAATGACCTTATTAGAAAATCATAAATTTATGGAAAAAGAAATTACCATTGAAAAAAGATATGAATTATTAATTTGTTTTCATAAAATGATGAAAGAAATACGAAATGAAAAAATGATTCTTTTTTTTATGTTAAACTTTCTTTTTTTAAGTTTAGATTGTTCTTTGGAAAATATTTTCTTTATGTAACAACCAAGAAAACCAAAAAAAAGAATGGATGATTTTAATATAAATTCTTTGAATGAATCGAAAAATGAGTGGTCTGCAAGATTGATTCATATTCTTACTCCTTTAATTATTGATGGCTATAAATCCATTTTAGAAGAAGCGGTCAAATTATGTAAAGAAAATGGGAGTATGATAAATATTTAATGACTTTTCAGAATTTTATTAGTCGTGTTCCAAAATGGAATCCAGATATTATAGAAAGAGAGAGAAGTCGTATTTGTGAAAAAAGTGGATGTACTTATTTAGAAGATTTAGTGGTTTGTATTCATATTATTCAATTGAAAATTTTAACTGCGGTTCGTGTAGGACAAAAACAGAAAAAGATAGAAATTAATATCCCGAAATTAGATGATTTTATTCATAAAGTATATATTAATGTAGCACGTAAATTATATAAAAATGTATATCTTTTTGAATTGGGGATTCAACCATTACAAATCCAGAAAAATCATCGAGAATTGGAAATGATGGTTCAAGAGTGTATTTTAAACACAGTGAGAGAAAGTATTCCTGTAGAAGCAATTTTAAAAGCGTATATGGATGAAACGGTAGAAGAAGATGTTGTAGAAGAAGTAAAAGAACAAGTGATTGAAGAACCTGGTCAAACAGGTGGTACCAATACAAATCTAGATACAAATACAATTGTTTCTCAACCGATTTCCTCTTCATTATCATTTGATAATATCGATTATGCGAGGGACGAATCTGGAACAGTTCATCAAGTGGAAGCGCCGAAAACCATTGACCGTTTAGAAGAAATTAGTGAACAACGATACCAACAACGAAAATTGGAAACGGATAATGAGGAGGATGAAAATCAAAATGAAAGGTTGAATATAAGTGATCAGACGGTTGATTTAACCCATTTAGACATTCATAACATTGAGCCACCAGAGTTGAATTTATTGCCTGATTTATTAATTGATGACATTGAGATTCTCGTGTAGAGTAGGGGGACGGAAGTCCCCCCTACGACCCCCTCCTCGCTTTTCCCTTGATAACTCGGAGCGGGATATTTACAAAGAAACAATGCTTTGCGCAAATTCTTTGTAGATACCCGCGCGCCAACCCCTCCCTGTTTTTCATCCCCGAAGGGCAAAGGGAGGGGTTAAAGGGGAACCGTAGGTTCCCCTTGCGTAAGATAAAAAAGAACATTGTCCTTTCTTATTTTATATTTCCGTTTTCTGTTTATTTGTTGGGAATGGATAACATTTTTTTTATTGCTTGTATTATTTCTCTCGTCTTCCTCGTTTTTAAATTCATAGAAATGCGATTTGTCGATAAAGAAAGTAAACCATTGAAATATTTGATTCGCGATACTTTGTTAGTTTATGCCAGTGTTATTTTAGGTTCTTTTGTGTTAGACCAATTAAGACCCGTATTAAATGAGGTCGAAGGAATTACAGGGGGTGGTCCACCTGCAGTATTTGTAGACAATCCTTCCTTTTAGTAGGGGGACGGAAGTCCCCCCTACGACCCCCTCCTTGCTGTTTTGGTTTGGTGTATTGGCACGCGAGTTTCTACAAAGAAAAAGAAAATAATATTATGCTTTGCGAAATATTATTTTAGAGATGGTTGTAGATCCCGCGCCGAGTTTATTAAGTAAAAAGCAAGGAGGGGGTCGTAGGGGGGACTTCCGTCCCCCTACCTACCGACCAGTCCATACTTTGACAACAGGTCTTATTACCTTTTTATTATTCAAGAGTTTTTCGTATTCATCAAAGGTATACCCCCAATTCATGTATTGAGTAATATTTCCAAAAATCGATTTTAAATGGATTAATTGTTTAAAATGATGACAAAAAAGTGTACCCATAATTCTCTCTAAACAACATCGATCTGCTCGACAATGAACATGATTCAACATATTAAAAAGATTATAATAATTTTGTAAATAAGCCAAAAAACGATAATTAATAAAACTTTGAACTCCGAAACAACCAATCCATTTTTTTTTATTCATTCCTAAAATCATATCTTCACCCATATTTATTTTTTTCTCAATTTCATAACTATTTTTCATTGTATGAACAATTCGAAGTGTATTATGAATATTTTCTTTATCTGCTTGAAAATGCCATAAAGGTATCACCGGTGTACCTAGTAAATTTTCAAAATTGACTCTTTTATGAAAAAATACACTATCATGAATAATGACCGCATTGTTAAAAAAACGGTATTTATAAAAATAATAATAAGGCAATAACTCGCCTCTTCCAGGAAATTCACTTTGAATAATTTCCACATTTTTATAAGGATACTCTTCTTTTACTAATTCTTGATGACTATTGTCATCAATGACAACTATTTTTTTGTAAGGATAAAACCTTCGAATACATCGAACGGCTTCATTCCAATATTTATTTGTTTTCTCTGAATTTACATGTCTTGTAATAATAAATCCATAATTTTGATTTATATGACTCGCCATTCAGAATTACTACTATAATTATATATATTTTTTTACAATAAAAAATGTATTGAGTCTAAAAGCCCCTCATCCTACTTAAATATGAAATATAAACGCCTTCGAAGAAATTTGTTTTTTCTCAACCCTAAATTTTTTAAATTCTTCTCTCAATAATTGAGCCTGTGGTGTATGATGATGAACATATCGAGCAATCATTTTATATAATTTAAAATCTGGATATCTTTCCTCCCCATTATTCTTATATAATACATTCACCCCTTTATCGTCTAAACACCATTCTACAATTAATCTTGTCACTGGACTACAATTTTCTAAATCCCGTATTTGTTTAAAATCATCAATCACGTAATCAAAAATAGAACACGCTAAACGACATAAATCGAAACTGTAATTTGGTTCAATACGTTGTTTCTTGACATTAAAGTAAGGTTCGGTATTATATTGAGTTGCAGCATCTCCTCCTTCTTCAAAACTATCACTACAAAATAATTTACCGTCATATTGATAAATACTTCTTCCAAAATCAATGATTTTAAAAATTCTTCCAAAAGTTGGTACTTTATAATAAATACCTTCATAGCAGTAATAAAGAAACTTCTGTTCCGTTTCAATATACATAATGTTGTTCGTATGTAGGTCATTATGTGTAAAAGAAAATAACTTTTGAAAAGTAATCAATATTAGTATTACTTGCATGAATGCAGAAAACCATTGTTCTTCCGTCAAATCATCTTGAACAATTAAATCGTCCAAGGTACTCAAACAATTTTCCATACAAATTACTTGAACCGGAAAATGCGGCAAAGTAACTTTTACTTTTTCGTCTTCGTCTTCGTCTTCTTCATCAATGGTTTCATAATCATCTTCGTCTTCTTCTTTCTCTTCGAAGTTTTGAACCGTATTTTCACTATCACAATTATCTGAAACAGAATCAGAATCCAATTCATTTTCGCTTGGATTTATTATTAAATTACCTATCTCTGAAATATCTGTATGAGAAGTTCTAGAAGAACAAGAAGAATGTGATTTTAACGTAGTTGTTTTATCATTTTCAACAAAAGAAAACCCTTCTTCAAATTCAATGATATTTTCATCGATTCTTTCTCCAAAATTTTCAGTTTCTAAGGATTCCAATAATTCATCTACCAATAAATCAACGTTGGAATCCGAATCAGGATGATTATAGTGAATGTTTAATTTTGATTTTTTGGTTTGACTACTTGTACTTTCATTATCTTTATTACTTTCATCTTCTAATAAATGTTCAAAGTCTTCGATTTGAAATAATACATTCTTATTTTTCATAAAAAAATCAGACTGCACTAAATATTCTAAATCATCCAATACGTCAAGTTGATAATCATTTTTAATAGATAAAAAGGAACCATAATAATCAACTCCATGAATAAAATTGCGTTGATGGATTAATAAACTGTTTAAATACAAGAAAAAACTATCAATATAAGCAGCATTATTTACACACATGTACTTTTTCATGGTATTTTCTTCAGTAGATTGCAAATTTGGTAGAGAGAACAATTTATCGTCTTTTAAATTATATTTACCTATCAAATATTTAAAAGGATCTAATAAAGGTGCAAATTTAAAAAATACTTCTCTTACTTCTCTTTTGCCATTTTTCTTTTCCTTTTTTTCCTCCTTTTCTTCCTGTTCTCCCTCTTCCAACCTTTCTAAAAAACATTCATAAATATTTTCTTCTTTTTTTTCTTTTAAATCAGAAAGATACCAAGGATGATTCAAATTAATACTATTATAATTTTTGTCATTCAAATTGAAAAAACGATTATAAATAGGAATATAATTCTGGGTTTTAGAGAGAAAAAGATTCTCTGGATTTTCTAAACTCTTGAAAAGTTTTTGATTCTTTCTTTTTTGATAATTAATCTTCATCATTAATATTTACAAAATATATAAATTAAAGTGGATTCTAACGCTGGGTAGGGGGACGGAAGTCCCCCCTTCCCTACGGGATACCCCCTCCTTGCAGTTTATATTTCTAACTCGGTGCGGGGGCGACAACCATCTATACAATCATATTTTTGCGAAGCAATAATTATTGTCATTTTCTTTGTAGTAACTCGCCCCCCGATTTATCAAGGAAAAAGCAAGGAGGGGGGTATCCCGTAGGGAAGGGGGGACGTATGTCCCCCTACTAAGACAATGATATTCTGCTTCGCAAAATATGATTGTAGAAATGGTTGTACAGCCCGCGCCGAGTTAACTAAGATTTAACAAAGTAATAAATTTGTTCTATATATTCTCCCTACAAAATGCAATGGCTTTCCTTCCCCGAAGGGCAGCCGGAGGGTTCATAAGGGAACCCGCCGGGTTCCCTTAATTCGTAAGAAATCATCGATTCTTTTTCTAAGGAAAATATAATAAACTTTATTCATTTCATTTCTTTCTGTAAATAAATGACTTTAGAACTTAAAAAATTCGATATGAAAAACATTAGTTTCAAGGCAAATGAAGCGAAAGGCCCCGTTGTTGTCTTAATTGGTCGTCGTGACACTGGTAAAAGTTTTTTAGTAAGAGATTTACTTTATTATCATCAGGATATTCCCATTGGGACTGTGATTTCAGGTACAGAAGAAGGAAACGGATTTTATAATAAATTGGTACCCAAACTCTTTATTCATAATGAGTACAATACCGCTATTATTGAGAATATCTTAAAGCGTCAACGTAGTGTATTGAAACAAATCAAAAAGGAAATGGAAACTTATAAACGGTCCACGATTGACCCGCGGACGTTCGTGATTTTAGATGATTGTCTTTATGACGCGACATGGACGCGCGACAAGATGATGCGTCTCTTGTTCATGAACGGGAGACATTGGAAGGTAATGTTAGTCATTACCATGCAATATCCATTGGGAGTACCTCCGACCTTAAGAACCAACATTGATTACGTGTTCATTTTGAGAGAACCTTATATCGCAAATCGAAAGCGTATTTATGATAATTATGCGGGAATGTTCCCCACGTTTGAATCGTTTTGTCAAGTCATGGATCAATGTACCGAAAACTACGAGTGTTTGGTCATCAATAACAATGCAAAGTCGAATAAATTACAAGACCAGGTTTTCTGGTATAAGGCCGAAGCACACAATGATTTCCGTCTTGGCTCCAAAGAATTCTGGGAACTGTCAAAAGGTATGAATAGTGACGACGAAGACGAAAAATATGACCCGGGAAATGTGAAAAAACGCGGTCAAGGACAAAAAATCAGTGTTAAAAAGACAACCAAATGGTGAGTAGTACGACATCATAATACGTGTCATTTTGGTTTGATAAAATATCTGTTTTTCAAAAGGGTATCCATTCTATGGATACCCTTTCGACTTTTTGGACAAAGGGTATCCATTTTCTTTATACCCTTTGTAAATTATTTATTGAATAAAAAACAATTTAAATACAAGGGTATATTTATTCTATAATATACCCTATGGAAGTTGTAAAACAATTTACTTCGAATGACCTTTATACTGAGATAAATATTAAAGGTAGTCACGAAAAACCTTTATTTCGTGCAGGTGATATTGCTTTAGTATTAGATATAAAAAATATAAATACCACAATACAGAATTTCAATGATACAGAAAAAACATTGATTTATTTAACGACAACCGGAGGTCAACAACCAATTAATTTTCTTACAATAAAAGGATTATATAAATTACTTTTTCGTTCAAAAAAACCCATTGCAGAAAAATTCCAAAACTGGGTTTGTGAAGTTATTGAAGAAATAAGGTTGAATGGAAAATATGAACTGGAGAAACAACTTCAAGAAAAAAATAAAGAATTGGAAGAAAAAGAAAATGAAAAAAAGGATTTGGAAGTAAAACTTATGGAAGAAAAACAAAAAAAGAAATCATTGAGTGTTCCTAGTATTTATATTTATAATACCGATGTTCAATGTCATCCTCCAGAATTAAAAATAGGTATTTCCAATGATTATATTAAACGAATCCAACCTTATAAACAAATCTGTAAAAATGGAAAATTAGAATTGGTTGTTGAATTATTCGATGTTAATATGAAAAGTTTAGAATATCATATTCATAGTTTGCTTTCCATCAATCGTCTAAAAGACGAAGTATTTAAAATGGATGTCGAAGAGGCCAAACTCATTATTTTAGACGTGGTTGATTTATTGAAAACTTGTCAAATCCTTGACCCAGTAGAGAGACAATTAAAAGTCAAAAAACGATTTGAATCTACAACGGAACAAAGAGAAGCGAGAGAGAAAAAAATATCCCAAAATACGATTGCTACGCAAACCGATTACGACCCCGAAGTATTTTTATCGACGCCTCTTATACAAAAAGATACGGAATTGAAAAATAAGTTTAAAGAATTCATACAAAATCATTGTATTGTTCGTGAAGATGTAGAAGTATCCACTAAAAAAATAATAGGCCAGTATCGTTTATGGAGTAAGAACGATAAAAAAGAAATCACTACTGCCTTCAAAGATTATTTAGATCGAAAATTCAAATATACGAGATTAAATACGCAAAATCAAAATCAGGTTGTGAATGGTTATGTAGGTATTTGTTTGAAAGAAATCGTGTACCAGAAAAATGTTTTATCAAGTGACGCTCAAACTTTTTTATTTGAAAGATGTATTTTTTCGCCAGATAAAACGGTTTTGTATAAAGATTTGGTGGAAGAATATATTTTATGGAAAAAAAATGTATCCAAAGAAGAAACCAAAAATGAAGCGAATGAAATTCGCGATTACTTGAAAAATTGTCATTATGTTTTTTATAGCACGGTCTGGTCACTTAAGGGAGGAGGACAAGGATATTATGGATTAGGTTTAAAAACGGAAGAAATCAACTATAAAAAGACTTCTTCTACTGGAAAACAAGTTGAAAAAAGAAAAATAAATACGAATGAATTGTTGGGAACGTGGGAAACCATTGCCAAAGCAGCAACCGTTGAATGTATTTCAGCGGCTAAATTAAGTTTAAGTATTCGAAATAAAAGAGTTTTTAATAATGATTATTATTTCCACTTTTTGGAAAGTGGAGCAAAAAACTTGATTGAAAATTGATTTTATATATTTTATAAAAATATGAAAAACACCATATTTTTATAATTATTTCCACTTTTAGGAAAAGTAGAGCAAAATGCTAAATAATCAATATAAAAACTTCTAGGATAGGAGGGATCATAAGGGAACCTAGGTTCCCTTAACAAAAGGCCCACTGACCAATTCACTTTGTCCGTAATCGGTTTTCCCCGTAATAATATTGTCGCCTTCAAATAATTCCGCACGAATATCTGCCGTAGAAATCTCTTCATTTGCGTTCTTCTCCGTATTAAATGTATTTTCATCAGACAAATTATTAATTCCTACCAAATTTCCTTGTTCATCAATCGTTTGTGTCAAAACATTTCCATTCTTCTCCGCCTTTTGAATATTCTCTTCAATTGCCTTTTGACGCGTTTCTTTCAAACGTTTTTCGAATTCCATCTTGGCATTGGTTTCATTCTTTGTCTTCTCATGCATCAATTGATTTAATTCCTCCTCCATATATTCCACACTACCTGTTTTATATGGCTCCGGATCCCAAGGAAGCCATAACCCGACTTCTCCTACAAAAATATTATGATTCGGGTCTAATTCCCTTAACATTTTACAACGAAGTTCTGCTTCTTCCTTGGTAGGATAACTACCACGTACCTTAATTCCACGGGTAGTGGTTTGAAAATTATGTTCCAAACTGAAATTCTTCTCTAATTCTTCTTCACTAGTATCTAAGAAATTCTTATAATCATCTTCCAAACAAGATTTCATAATATTTTCTCTTTCCTCTTCAATAAATCCTTTAAAATCATCAATGACATCATCAAATTTCAGTTTGTATTTGTAAGAAATAAAATTCAGAAATTGATGGAATTTTTCCATGGATTTATTCATATCCCATTTCTTTAGGAATTGTTCAAAATAATACAACTCTTTTTGTTTCAAAATATTTTCTGGAGAAACAAAAGAAATACATACAAATTTTTGTCCAGCAATTGGTTTATCTTCTTCTAATAGGTCGACATATTTAGGATTGGCATTTCCCTTTTTATCGGTTTTTTTCTCGTACTTTGTAGATTTTGTGGTACTCATATTTATTTAGTTTATTGTGTTTCTTTTAAGTAATTATTTTTAATAATTATTATATCCACTTTTTAGAAAATCCACTTTTTAGAAAAAAGTGGAGCAAAAATCTTTTGCAAAAATCTTTTGAAAATCCACTTTATCCACTTTTTTATAACGAAGTAAGAAAAAAGTGGAGCAAAAATTTTTTGTGGAAATTCACTTTTTATTTATCTATTCATATTTAACACCTTTTTTCTATTTTTTTCTTTGGTTTTATTATAAATGAACGGTTTAGTTAACGTGAGTGAATTAGTGAAAAGAGTTATCAAGTATTTAGTAGAAGGTTTAATGGTAGCCATCGCTGCTTTTGCCATTCCAAAAAGATCTTTGAACATTGAAGAAATTGTTTTGATTGCTCTTACTGCCGCGGCAACTTTCAGTATCCTTGATACCTATATCCCATCCATGGGAATGAGTGCACGCACAGGTGCTGGATTTGGTATTGGAGCGAACATGATAAAATTTCCTGGGGGATTTTAATAAGACCATAAATCGTAACAAATAATTATAAAAATTTTTAAAAATAAAATTATGGTAACATAAAACACAATTTTATTTGATTCTACAAAATGATATAAAAAATTAATATTATAAAATAAGAATGGATGAATTATTTAAAGAAAATGAATTATTGAGAGAAAAAATCAAATTATTAGAAGAAGAATTAAATAAAACAAAAGAACATTTAAAAAAATATACAGCACCTTCAAGAAATAAAAATTATTATCAAAATCATAAAGAAATAATTATAGAAAATGTTAAAAATAATCCTATTGACCCTGAAAAAAAAAAAGAATATAATCGAAATTCTTATTTACGAAGAAAGAAAAAAATACAAAATGAACAAATATAAAAAATAAGTTTTAATGCGCAAAAATACTTAAACGTAAATCTTTAGTAATATAAAATGAAATATAATATTCAAAATTTAGAAAATTATTGCCAAGAACATAATATTTTATTGATAACAGATTATACAGAAAATAATATAAATCGAGAAAGTTATTTGGAAGGAAAATGTAAAAGTGAAAATTGTATTTATAATTTCAATAAATGTTTTCGTCAATTAGTAAAAACGGGCTCTTATTGTGCGGATTGTTCGATTAAAAGAGGCAATGCAAAAATTAGAGAACAAAAATGTAAATATGATTATAAAATGTTAATCGATTTTTGCGAAGAAAATAAAATTAGTCTTACCGAAGACTATTCCTCAATTTTTGTAAATCGAGATACAATTATTAAAGGAAAATGTAAAACTGAAAATTGTAGTCATCATTTTGAAAAATCTTTTAGAATGTTATTGAAGTTAAAAGATTATTGTTCGGATTGTTGTAAAGAATTAGGAAAGGAAAAAATAAAAAATACAAATATAGAAAAATATGGTTGTGAAAATGCAATGCAAAATAAAGAAGTAAGAGAAAAATTTACGAATTCGATGATTGAGAAATATGGAGTTTCACATATTTCCAAATTAGATAGAATTAAAAATCAAAAAAAAGAAAAAAGTATTAAAAAATATGGAGTAGAATATACTCTTCAATCTCCAAAAATAAGGGAACAGATTGTAAATACTAATTTAGAAAAATATGGCACTGAAAATCCTATGCAAAACAAAGAAATACAAAATAAAGTACAAAAAACAGTTCAAGAAAGGTATGGTGTAGATTATTCGGGTCAAACCCAAATAGTAAAAAATAAAACAATAGAAACAAATATGAAAAATTATGGTGTTTCATATCCAATACAAAATGCTGAATTTGCAGAGAAACATCTAAAATCGTGCTATAATATTAAAAAATATACGTTACCTTCTGGTAAAATCATTGATTATCAAGGTTATGAGAATTTTGCATTTGACGAATTATTTCAAAAAGAGGGAATCAATGAAAAAGAACTAATAACAAGTCGTAAAGACGTTCCTGCAATATGGTATAAAGATAAAAACGGAAAAGAGAGACGACATTTTGTAGATATGTATTTACCATTGCAAAATAGATGTATTGAAGTCAAATCTACTTGGACGAATCAAGAAAAAAATAATGTATTAGAGAAAAAAGAGGCCGCTGAAAATTTAGGTTATATTTACGAAATCTGGATTTATGATAATAAGGGTGTAAAATCCACTTTTTTACAAGGAACTAAGAAAAAAGTTGAGCAAAAAATATAAGTCAAAAATTTATTTATTTATTATTTGTAAATAAATTTTTATTCAGTTTTCAAATCATTTTACATTTAGATTTTGTTCCACTTTTCCTAAAAGTGGATTTGCGCTACTTTTTTCTTACTTCGTTATAAAAAAGTGGAAGGATAATTGCCTTCTTACGTATTCTTCACTACAAGCCATGAATTCCGCAACTTTTCGATTCGAACGAATCTTATTAAATTGTGAATCATATTTTAAATGAAAAATGCGTTTTTGAAAGGGTGTTATATCCATTGAATGATTTATTTTATACCACATTTCTTCATACGTTTCTTTGTCGACAATGGTTTGCAAAATTCCATTTTCATTATGATTCAAGTTTTTATCAATCAACCAATCATCGTTTCCTATAAATTTTGTATTCAATAATTTACGATACAACATTTTTTTCATAAATAGTGCTTTTTTTTCAGTCATGATTGAATTTTCAAAACTTTCCAATTGCAGTTCTTTATTATCACCATTCGACAATGAAGAAGACAAAGGCAAAGGCGTAATTATTGAAACTTTTTTTTTTTCAATCCGTTCTCTCTTTGAAACGGGACAAATCGGATACAACTCGGTTAACCCCTTGAATAATTCCCAATTTATATACTTATCTAAATAAGAACTAAAAGGATACTCTGGATTGTATTTTTGAATTGCTTTATGTAATCCCATTTTGGAATACAAAGATAATTCGGCGAGAGAAATATCTCGACATTTATGGGAGTGAAATTTCTTGAATTGATACGCCTTCCAATAAGCCATTTTTTCATATTTTGCATACAAAATATGTTGAACCTTTTTTTTCATTAATGGGGGAGTATCTTTATGTTTTAATATATTTTTGATGTGGTCCCATTGTTCAATGGTAAGTTTGTCCGGTCCTTGCGATTGATAATTTTGTGAAGGTTTATACTGATACTGATAACTGGATACCATACCAAAGAAAAAAAAAGACAAAAAGAATACCCACATATATTTATTATACGCGAATTTTTTATACCTTTTTAGAATTGTTTATTTTCTTTGGTATAGTTAACTCATAAAGTTCTGATAGAGTTAAACAAGGAGGGGGTATCCCGTAGGGAAGGGGGATGTACATCCCCCTACCTAAATGGTAGGAATAAACTCCCAATCCAATTCTTTACATATTTTCTTCCAAATCACATCTTGTTCCACAATTTTATCACGGTCTTTCAACATTGGAAAATGCGGTAAATAATATTTCTCATCTAGTAATTCACATAATTTATAGGCCGTATAATAATAATTCAAAAAATTAACACGGTCATCCGGACAAAATTTCGAATAGGGTGCTTGTAATTCGATAAAAATATTACACAACGTTTCTTCTAATTCTTGGGACATCACTGGTGGTTTAATACCCAATTTATCTTTGATAAAAGGAATATGTTCATAGTATTTATTATACCCCAATTTTTTCAAAATTTCCTTGGTTTTCAGATTCGTAATTTGTTCCAATTGAATTCTCTCCTTTTTAATTTGCAATTTGATATTTTCAATCACTTCCGGTGGGATTTGAGTCGTTTCCTTTCCTTGAAACTGAGCCAATATTTCTTTGAAATGATTAATACGCTTATAAGCATAAAAACATATTTCCTTGGGTGGTTCTTTGTAAGAAGGTTTTTCATTTTCAATTAAATAAGGGATGGTACGTGAACACATATTACATATTAATAACCCGTCATCTTCCAAAGGAATTAATTCACCTTTGAAACAATATTGACAAATATCCGTTGGATAAACAAACGAATTCATATCAATAAAAGTTTCATCTACATTATTGAAATATTTTTGAACACTATTATTTAGACCATTATTTCCAAGATTATAAAAAGGATTCAATTGTTTTTCTTGTTCCTCCTTGGTTTCATCGTCCTCTCTTTTAATTTTAAATAATTTTTCAATTGCCTTATTTTTTGTAGTAACTGTATGATTTATGGAATCTTTTCCGGTAGAGATATCCTTTTTATTTTCAAAATAGTCAAAAATGTATTTAGAATTATCTAAAAAATACTCTTTTTTTTTAGTCTTTATATTTTTAATTTCGATTTTTATATTTTTTATTTGGTCTATCATATCCAATTGTTCTTCTAAGGAATAACTTGGTTTTTTTAATTTCTTCTTCAATAATTCTTTTTTTTCAATAAGTTTAGGTATTTCTTCATTTTCATCTTTGTCAAATTCATTTAAAAAT